TGTTCAAAGGTAAAACACATAAGATGGCTGACGGCTCGTTGCACACAGGTGCAGCTCATACCAAATCAAGTAAAAAGTTATTTCATTTAAAAGATCTATCCGCAACTGTTAAAACTAAGTTGAAGAAAAAATAAATGAAAATAACTATAGCAGGCTACGGCTTTGTTGGCAGAGCTTACGCCGCCGTTTTACAAAACTATCACGAAGTTGAAATAGTAGATCCAAAACATTACGACAGAAAAGTCAGCCAAGACACAGAGGCTGTCATTATTTGTGTACCTACCCCAGAAGGTAACAACGGAAGCTGTAATATAAGACACGTCTCTGAAGTCATGCGGGACTGTCCCGATGTACCTATTCTAATCAAAAGCACGATATCTATAGAAGGGTGGGATCATTTAACAAGTTTCTATGAAAAGCGTATGTCTTTCTCCCCAGAGTTTTTAAGAGGGGCTACCGCTTTAGAAGATTTACGTCAACAAGATACTATTATGCTAGGTGGGGCAGAAGTAGAATTTTGGTCAAAGTTATTCAAAGAAGTTTTTCCCAGTTGCCCTCATATAATACAGGCAGAACCAAAAGAACTTATATTGATTAAGTATTTTAGAAATTCTTTCTTGGCAACTAAAGTTTCTTTCTTCAATCAAATACACGACCTTTGTAAAGCTTCCGGCATTGATTTTGAACATGTAAGAAAAGGAGTAGTCCTTGATCGCAGGGTAGGGGCCAGCCACAGCCAGGTTACTAAAGAACGTGGGTTTGGTGGGCATTGTTTTCCTAAAGACACTGCGGCAATTAAACAATCTGCTTTATATTATGGTGTTAATTTAAGTATAATTAAAGAAGCCGCTGAGTATAACAAACTTTTAAAAGATGAGGATCATGAGGATAAAAAGAACTGATACCAGCTTTACGATTGATGGGTTTAAAGTAAATCACAAATATCATTACGGGGAATACACTCGAAATGATAATGACGGGCCACGGACCTATAACGTCAAAGATAAAAAAGTACCTAGTGTCACAACTATCTTATCGGGTACGCAATCAAAACAAAAACGAGAAGCACTAGACAAGTGGCGTGAACGAGTGGGCTATGAAGAAGCAGCACGGATCACGAACCAAGCGGCAACTCGTGGTACAGAAATGCACTATGTGTTAGAGCAGTACATGAAGGGTCAAGGTTATTTGAATTTAAGTAAAAAGGGTTCTCAACCTAGAATGATGGCGCATCAAATTGTAGAGAACTTAGATAAACTATCTGAAGTGTATGGGACAGAAGTGGGTCTTGCTTATGAAGATCAATGGGCGGGTTCTACTGATTTAGTTTGTGTGTATGATGGCAAACCTACGATTGCAGATTTTAAACAATCTAATAAACCAAAACGAGAAGAATGGATTGAAGATTATTATTATCAAATTGCAGCTTATAGTTTAGCTCACAAAAAACAGTACGGTGAAATTGTCCAAGGGATGATTCTGGTTTGCACCAAAGACCTTCTTTTCCAAAGATTTATGATGAATCAAGATTTGTTGTCTGAATACGAGGAAAAATGGTTTGCTAGAGTAGAGGATTACTATAGAGGTGTTAAATAGGCTTATACACAGGGCTTAATATTTCTGGCTTGTCATGACATCAGGTACTATCTTAAAACTTAATACTGGCTCTTTCAGAGCGTTGTTTTTTTTACAAATACTCTAAAATCTCCTCTCCAAGAGTTTTTGCACTAATTTGTATCTTACTCTTTAAAGATTTAATAATCATTTCATCAACGGTGCCTTTGACAATTAAATCGATATACAAGACACTCTTTTTTTGACCAACTCGATGCGCTCGATCTTCTGATTGTTGTCTTTCTTCTAAGTTAAAAGAATTACTATAATAGATAACAGTATTGGCACTGGTAAGATTTAAACCGTATCCCGCTGTTTGTGGGTTACCAACAAAGAATCTTGTAGCGTCATCATTTTGAAAACGATTAATAATTTCAGGTCTATCTTTTGCAGGTATCTTTCCATAAATAGCAACGGTGCTATCTGCCCCGTATCTTTTTTGTAGAGCCTTAATAATTTTCTCAAGCGTAATAATATAATTAGCCCAAATAATTACTTTGCCTTCTGTCTCTTCTAAAACATTAAAAAGTTCCTCTAGCTTGGCTGAAGGTAAATCTTTTTTCTCTCCAGTATCTGTTGTATAAAAACCATCAGTCAGCTCACGCAACTTCTGTACTTCTGTAAGTTTATTACTGTAACTAACTTCATCATCAAAAATTACTGTTCTGGCTCGATCAGCCAATTCTTTATAAGCTTCTGCTTGTTGGGGTTTTAAATTAACCATACGCTTGGTATAAACTTTTGGTTTTAAATCTAAACAATCTTTTTTTAATACCCTAAATGAATTTTTTTTAATTACTTTTTCTAACTCTTCCAGGTTTACATAATAGCTAGGTATGCTAAGTCTTTTACCACTTGGCGAGGCTATATCATGCATGACACAATAACGAGCTCGAAACACATAAAAGTTATCTGTTCCAAGTAACCCGGATTGTAAGAATTCAAATTGAGCGAACAAGTCTAAAGGTGATTTAGTTATAGGAGACCCTGTTAAAATCCTACGGTATTCAGTCATCTTACCTAGTTTAATCAATGACTTAGTTCTTTGCGCAGTACGGTTCTTAATAGTAGTAGACTCATCAATAACCATCATAACATCAGCGCCACAAACTTTAAGTATCTCTTCAAGATACTTGACCCCCGACTTATGGCTAAAAGCTTCTACATTCATTAAAACAACATTGAGTTTGCCCTCATCGTATAAAAACTTTTTATCTATCTTATAAGTAAAAATATTAGTGTCGCAAGGGCAATGCAAAGAAATTTCATCTTTCCAGTTTTGATAAACTGAATTGGGAGCTACAACTACCATTAGGCTTATTTTATTCTCTAAATATAAATAAGCAGCGTTATCTATAGTTACTTTAGTTTTACCTGTTCCCATTTCCATGAGGTAAGCAAAACCTTTCCTGTGAGCCCCCTGTATTAACGCTTCCCTTTGATGTTCGAAAGGTTTAGTTTTATATTCATACATTGCAGTATTTTATTCTCCGACTGTTGACATTGCAAGAGAAATTTAATAAGGTGTAAGTTCTATAAATATATAGGAGGGTCCTATGGATCTTGAAGCTGAATCTACTATAACAGTAGACACGGTAATGACAAATGACATTGCCACATCATGCAACAAGTTGATAGAGACTCAGAATGAAGTAGCCAAGTTTGAAGAACAACTAAAAAAGTTGAAAGAAACTGAGCGTGAGTATTCTGAGCAAACTATTCCTAACTTGATGCAACAGGCAGGTGTAAGAACTTTAAAACTTACCGATGGTACATCTATCGAAGTTAAACCTTACTATGCCGCTAAGATACCCGTATCCAAACAAGAGGAAGCCTTCGATTGGCTTCGTTCTAATGGGTTTGGCGATCTTATTAAAAATAATGTCACCTTACAATTTGGTAAATCACAAGATGGGGAAGCATCTGATCTTGTCGGTGAGTTGAAAAGTAAAGGGCATAACGTATCTCAAAAAATGAAAGTAGAACCAATGACCTTGAAAGCATTTGTTAAAGAGCAAATACAGAATGGGAAAGACGTACCTATGGAAACTTTTGGAGTATACACATCAAACAGAACCACGGTAAAACGTAACCAGGAGTAAATTATGACGAAGAAAGAAGTAGCGACTAAAGAAAATACTGAGATATCAACCGATGTTATGAGCGAATTAGAACAGTTTGCAAATGACGGTCTTGAAAATGTAACTGCACGAGATGTGAAGTTACCAATCATTAAAGTATTAACATCTAACTCTCCCGCACTTAATGAGAGTGATGCTAAATATAATAAGGATGCAAAACCCGGTGATATATTTAATGAAGTATCTAATACTGTTTACAAAGGTAAAGAGGGTATGTTGGTTGTACCTTGTTTATATGTAAACACTTTTAATGAGTGGGCTGATAGAGGGGATTCTGCTGGAAGACCTGTTGCTATTCATGGAGATCCTTCAATTATGAAAACCACACAAAGAGCAGATGACGGTAGAGATAGAACTGAAAGCGGAACTTACATCGAGGACACTGGTAATCATTTTGTTTACATACTAGATGAAGACTACAACCCTGTAGAGAGTGCGCTAATTACTATGAAATCTACCCAGAAAAAGAAATCAAGACTTTGGAATTCAATGATGATGTCTAAAAGAATGCAGGGTAAAAAAGGTTTCTTTACACCTCCTTCATGGGCTAGTGTATACCGTATGACTACCGTACAGGAGTCTAACTCAAAAGGTACTTGGTATGGTTGGGCTACATCATTTGATAGGTTCCTAGATCAACCAACTGATTCTGATCTATTGCAGATTACTAAAAGTTTTAGTGAGAATGCTAAGAAATTAGATATGGTTAGCGGTGTTGATTTTAATGATGACAAAGCAGCATCTAATGTAAAAGCCAGTTCTGAAGTTTTAGAAGGCGAGAGTAAAGACAACGTTCCTTTTTAACTCATGCATAAAGAACTGTTTAAACTTTTTCAAGGTGACGATACTTGTTATCTCAAGTCCTCGCTAACTGGCGAGGACGATGAGAGGGGTAAGAAGAAAGCTCAATATCAAACGATACATGAGAAGCTTACACCCAAGCATTGGAAAGCTCATCTTGACGGAAAGTCTCGTATAGGGATCAGACCTGAAATAGGTGAGGATTGTTTATGGGGATGTATAGATGTTGATCCAAATAATTATAAAGATTATTCTGAAAAAAAATATGTAGAAATTATTAAAGAATATAAATTACCTTTTGTTCCAGTAAAATCAAAGTCAGGTGGCCTACACATATTTGTTTTCTTTACTGAGTTAGCTTCTGTAAAGAAAGTTTCTAAAAAGCTTAATGAAATCAATGAGCAGTACTTCTTATCTAATGAAGTGTTTCCAATGAACAAAGCAGTTAACATGCCTTATTTTAACTCTAATAGAACTATGGAATATGCTTTTGATGAAAACAACACTCCTGTCATGTGTGGTGGTTTTATTGATTTAGCTAAAGATAAGCAAATAAAGCCTGATGATTTTTTTAAATTTAAAGTTCAGAATTATGATGCCGAGTCAGAATGGAATCATTACCCACCTTGCGTACAAAAATTAATACAAGAGGGTTGGTCGGGCAACAATCGTAACAATTATTTATTCAATGTTATGGTTTTAGAAATGAAAAAGAATACTACACTGGCTGTAAAAAACTTAGAAGAGATCGGCGTAACACGTAACTCAGAGATATTTGCCACCCCTCTACCAAGAAACGAAGTTAGTGCTTTATGCAAGTCCGTACATAAACAAGGCTATGAATTTCAATGCCCACCTAAACATGCAGAGTTACAACCCATTTGTAATAAAGAGCTTTGTAAATCAAGAAGGCTTGGTATTGGTGAAGCTATACCAGAAATAATAGATGCTTTTGAAAACATAACTTACATACAAGATCCTAAAAATGTTTGGTATGAGTTTGATTTTAAAAAACAACATGTCATGGTTACTCCGGAAGATATGAAGGATGAAAAGTCCTTTAGAGTCAAGTTGTTACGACATCGGTTGTATTGGATGACGCTACCAAAACCTTCTAAAGGTCCTTCACCTTTTGAGCTATTGATGAAAGGTCTTGTGGAGAAAGCAATTGAAAATAAAGAACATACCTATGAGGATACCTTGGAAGAAGAAAGGTACAAAGTATTAAAAGATTTCTTTGAGTCCCACGTTGAACAAGATAAGTTTGATAAGTTAAAAGACGGCTATGTGGTCTTAGACTCTAAAACAAATATTTGTTATTTTAAAAAGATTACCTTGTCTAACTTCTTGAAAAAGAAAGCCAATGGTATTTTTAACACAACCGCCGATGCTCTTCGTTTATTAAAATGTGAGCGTAAGGATTATTATGAGCATGAGAAAAATGTTTGGTATGTTGAGATGCCTGATTTTGTAAACCACCAAGCAATTAAGACTAAGATGAAAGAAGACACTTTAAATGAAATGGACGATGGGTATCATGATAAATTCAGGAATTCAAAAACAGAAAGCGATTTACCACAAGACAATTAAAATCTTTGGTCCTCCAGGGACAGGTAAAACGTATACTTTGATAGAGAGAGTTTTAAAAGGCTACCTTAAACGTGGCGTACACCCTAGCAACATCGCCTTTATTTCTTTTACTAACAAAGCTGTCAACACGGCACGAGATAGAGCCTTAGCTGCTTTCCCTCAATTTACAGATGAGGACTTTGCTCGTTTTAAAACCTTACATAAATATTGTCGCCGATACTTTACAGAAGAAGTATTTGATCCTAAGAACTGTATGTTGGATTATGCAATGGAAGCTAAGATAATTAAGACATCAGATAACAGATTGGCTGACGATAACTTCACATATAAGGATTGGTCGCTAGGGGTGTATGATAAAGCAAGAAACATGTTAGAAGACCCACGGCTCATATACAAAAAAGAATCTTATAAGAAAGATAATATGGATATATATTTAAGAAAGATAGCTACCTATGAGCATTATAAGAAAGGTTCGTTTATTGATTTTACCGATATGATACAACGTGCTATCGATGAAGTAGAGTTTCCACCTTTAGAAGTTTTAATACTTGATGAGGCCCAAGACTTTACACCCCTACAGTGGTCAGTTATATACAAGATAGCTGAGAATGTTAAACGTGTTTATCTTGCGGGTGATGATGATCAAGGTATCTATAAATGGAATGGGGCTGACCCTAAATATTTTACAACTTACTTTCCAGGTAGAGAGGTTTTTTTAAGAAAGACAAGACGTTTTGGTGAAGCTATACACCACTTCTCGCAAATTATTAGAAGAGGTATATATGACAGTGTTGAGAAAGATTATGACTATCTGGATAAAGAAGGGAGTGTAAAAAGGTATTTAAGTTTTAATGAAGTACCTATAGGTGATACACCTGGAACTTGGTATATCTTAGGCAGGGTTAACACAACGGTTAATGAATTGAGGATGTGCGCTAAAGATGCAGGTCTTTATTTTTCTAATAACAAAGGTAATAAATCTTTTGATAAAAAACAATGGGATGCTATTAAAGCTTGGACAACAATCAGTCTCGGTAAAAAGATTAATAAAGTACAGGCTGAGAATATGTATACCTTTATTCGTGATTTAAAAGATATTGCTTTTAGACAACCTAAGTTTTGGATGAAAGAGCCAAGCACTCAAAAGTATGACTTTAAACATTTACAAGAGTGGTGTGGTTTAGATTTACCTGAAGAAGCAAATAAGTTATCTTGGTGGCAGATACTACAAAGAAACTTTAAGCCTGAGCAAGTTAATTACTTTATTCGTTTACTTCAAAGATACGGTCAAAAGAATTTAGATGGTAATCCTAAAATAATTATAGATACAATACATTCTGTTAAAGGTGGCGAAGCCGATAACGTTTTATTGTATTCAAAAACAAATTGGCCTTCTGCTTACTCTAATAAAAATTTAGAAGAACAAGCGGATGAGAAGAGGGTTTACTACACTGGTGCAACTAGGGCTAAAGGTTCGTTGCATTTACTATCTACAGATCATCGTTATAATTACCCTATGGGTGAAGATTATTTCGTATATCTACAGGAGAAAAATAATGGTTGATAAAGGACTACAGCTTAACTTTAATTTTAAGAAAAGCATTTGGTCAGCGCCAAGTGAGTATAAGGATTTATCAGGTTATGACGAGATAGCCATTGATTTAGAAACTCGTGATGATGGTATTAATGCTGGTATGGGTGCAGGTTGGGCTACCCAATCAGGTGAGATTGTAGGCTTTGCTGTAGCAGTAGCAGGTTGGCAAGGTTATTACCCTTACGCTCATTTCGGTGGAGGTAATCTAATCAGAGAACAAGTTTTGAATTACATGAAAGATGTGTGTGCCCTACCTTCCAGAAAAATATTTCACAACGCTCAGTACGATGTAGGGTGGCTACTTGCAAGTGGTATTCCGGTAAATGGTGAAATTGTAGATACTATGGTTGCAGGAGCTTTGATTGATGAGAACCGTTTTAGCTTTACGTTAAACTCTTTATCAAAAGATTATTTAGGTGAGCTTAAAGCTGAGACTGATTTAAGAGAAGCGGCACTACAGCATGGGGTCGATCCTAAAGGGGAGATGTGGAAGTTACCAGCAGAACATGTTGGGTTTTACGCAGAACAAGATGCACGGCTCACGCTTATGTTGTGGCAACGATTTAAAACTGAGATACACACGCAGAGTTTAGAAACAATTTGGACTTTGGAAACTAAACTATTACCCTCGTTAATTGATATGCGTATGAGAGGTATTAGGGTGGATGTCGAGAAGGCCAGTTACTTGAAGAAAGACTTTGCCAGTAGAGAAAAAATTATCCTAAAAGATATTAGGAAGTTATCTGGGGTAGATGTTGATATATGGGCAGCAAGACAAATAGGCCAAGCCTTTGATAAATTAAAGATTGAATACCCTAGGACAAAAACAGGAGAGCCTAGCTTTACGCAAAGTTGGTTAAATAATTCCGAGCATAAAATTAGTAGGCTTATTGTCCAGGCTAGAGAAGTAAACAAATTTCAAAGCACGTTTATAAACTCCATACTAAAGTTTGAAAAGAAAGGTCGAATACACGGTGAGATTAGACAAATTAAGAATGATCTGGGTGGCACGGTGAGTGGTAGATTAGCTATGTCTAACCCAAACTTACAACAATTACCTGCTCGTTCTAAAGAGTTTGGTCCATTGATTAGGGGTTTGTTCTTACCTGAAGAGGGTTGTCAGTGGGGTAGCTTTGACTATTCACAACAAGAGCCTAGGATTGTTACTCATTATGCAGCTTCTGTTAACAATGGTTTAGGTGGGTCAAAAGAACTTGTTAAAGCTTATGAAAATGAAGGTGCAGACTTTCACCAAACTGTTGCTGAATTAGTAGGTATTGATCGTAAGTCAGCTAAGACTATTGGCTTAGGGTTGATGTACGGTATGGGTAAGAATAAGTTAGGGGTTATGCTTGGTGTTGATAACGATAGAGCCAGTGAGTTGATTGGCTTATACAATAAGAAAGTTCCATTTGTTAAAGAACTGTCAGATATGTGCATGAAGAAAGCTAACAACGAAGGGACTATTAGAACTAAGTTAGGTCGCAAGTGTCGTTTTGATATGTGGGAAACTAAAGACTTTGGTATACACACTGCTGAGAAATTTGAGAACGCTTCAGCTAAGTATGGCCAAGCTAATATCAAACGAGCATTTACTTACAAAGCATTGAATCGTTTAATTCAGGGAAGTGCTGCAGATCAAACTAAACAAGCTGTGGTTAGTTGTGTTGAAGAGGGCTTTTTACCTTTACTACAAATACACGATGAATTGTGTTTTAATATTGAGAGTCAAGACCAGGTAGATAAAATTAAAAATATAATGGAAACTTGTATTGAATTAAAAGTCCCAAGCAAAGTAGATATTGCTTTAGGGCAAAACTTTGGAGAAGCTATATGAAAACATTAAGACTACTATCATTAGGGGCGGGGGTACAAAGCACTACCTTAGCCTTGATGATTGAACAAGGCGAAATACCAATGGTGGATGGGGCTATTTTTGCAGACACTGGGGCAGAGCCTAAAGAAGTTTACGATCATTTAAACTGGTTAGAAAAACAACTGTCTTACCCTTTACATCGAGTGCAATGGAGAAATCTTAAGGAAGATGTGATGGCTGCTGCTGTAGGTGAGTATAAAGGTTTTACAGCTCCTTTTTACACACTAAGTGATACAGGTAAGAAAGGTATTTTAATGAGACAATGCACCGCAGATTATAAAATTAAACCAGTGGTTAAAAAGACTAGAGAGCTGATGGGTTATAGTAAAGGTCAACGTGTAGATTTAAAAGAATGGAGAGTAGAGAATATCATGGGTATTTCTACTGATGAGATGCAACGAATGAAGCCTAATCGTTTAAAATACATTACCAATGTCTACCCCTTGGTTGACAAAGATATTACACGCATGCATTGTTTTGAATGGATGAAAAAAAATAATTACCCACAACCACCAAGAAGTGCTTGTACTTTCTGCCCTTATCATTCTAGTGAGGAATGGTCCAAAATAAAAAGAAACAAAGAAGAATGGGAGGAGGTAGTCAAGATAGATTATATGATCAGAGACACTGATAAATTTAAAGCTAAGATTAACATGAAAAGTAAAATGTTTTTACACAACAGTTGTGAGCCTATAGACCAGATTGATTTCAATAAAGGTGATGATCAGTTTAAATTTGACTTTATGGATGAATGTGAAGGTATGTGTGGGAACTAATATGAATCATCTCGACCTATGTTCAGGTATTGGTGGTTGGGCATTAGCTTTTCGTGAGCTTGGTATCAACACCGTTGCCTTTTGTGAGATAGATAAATATCCACAACGAGTATTACAAAAAAACTTCCCTAATATTCCAATTTTTAACGACTTGAAGGAGTTAACGTATGAACAAATCAAAGAGAGAACAGGAACTAGAGACATTGATCTCGTCACTTGTTCCTACCCCTGCCAACCTTTTAGTGTCGCAGGCAGGCAAAAAGGCGAAGAAGATCCAAGACACCTCTGGCCAGATACTTTTAGAATTATCCAAGAGTGCAAACCCACTTGGTTTGTTGGAGAAAACGTTGGTGGACACATTAAACTCGGTCTCGACACCGTCCTTGAGGACTTGGCGAGTATTGGTTACGACACAAGGACATTTGTTATTTCAGCTTCATCCATCGGTGCATGGCACCAAAGGAAAAGAATCTGGATTGTGGGCTACTCCGAACACAATGGATCACTTGCCTCCGAGAAGTCCAGAAGGGACCAAGAAGCTGCAGGAAGGTCATCGCAAGGGCAGAACCAAGCCGAGCAATCTAAGGGAGCAAGTAGACCCAGAAACCATGAGGATGTATCCGACACCGAGAGCTTGCGATCTAGAAGGAGGGGTGGTGAAGAATGTCGATCTCCGCAATGGCAGTTTTTCCAGGAAGAACAAGAAGGGTGTGAGATACGGGGTGAAGTTGAAGGACGCAGTACATCATCTAGAGAAGATGTATCCGACACCGACCAGCAGCGAACACAAGTATCGCTTGAAGGGCAACAGTCAAGCATCGAATTGTCTGGAAGCTCAAGCGAGAAGAACTGGTGGCAAACTGAATCCGAATTTTGTGGAGTTCCTCATGGGGTTTCCTATGGACTGGACAAAGGTCGAGTCGGAAGAATCAAAGGACTAGGTAATGCGATAATTCCTCAGATCGCATGGTTCATTGGTAACGCTATTGTTTCAGCTCAAAACGCTCAAGAAAATAGTGGAGAGTAGTTCCCCTGGTGTTTGGCATATAAGCTCTCTCATGTCTTTCATTTTACGTCTTTGCGCTTTTTTCTGCCTATCATCAGTCATTTCATTTAAAGTTTGAGAAAACAAGTCGTATTGATACCAGAGGATCTGTTTATCGGTAAACCTAACTACTTTTTTTTTAAGTAGCCCACGATAATGAGTATTGATAACATCTGGTTGAAGCTCGGCCCAGGTACAAATATCTTGAAAATCACCACAGTTACTGATGATCCAGTTGTGGGCTTTAAGTTTGGTAATAGAACTTTTACGATCAACGTGAGTAATTTGTGTATCTTCTAGGGCATTGACTATTACGGAGCGCCACAACCTCTCTTCAGGTAAAAGAGGTTTAGTGGTAAAGGCTTCAGGGGCTATCTGATACCTTTTATTTTCTTCTCTATAAGTCTCCACTTATTAGTGTCCGTATACTTTAATCAAATGTGATAATGTTTGCTCGTACAGTCGTATAACATCTTCATCATATTCTTGATCGACATAAAAGACGTAATCTCTGTAAAGAGTGTCTATCATGTGGGTTCTTGAGAAGCCATCTAAAGATTCCGGATCTACCATTTCGTTAAGAAAAAGGCTTTGATCCTTACCGAAGATATCTTCCCAAATTGTTTTTTTGTTAGCCATACACAATTGTAGGCATACATTAATTAAAGCACAAGACTTGACATTTAGTTATTTTCTTCTTCATCTAAAGATGAACCTGTGTGGCCAGACCCCTTACACTCGATACATCGCTCACGGACCTTGGTGATTCTACCTACTCTGCAATTCTGTTCTTCGAATTGGGTTACTTTGTTTTCCAATTCATAGCTAAAGAAGCCGTTGCCCTTACATTTCTCACATATAACAAGTTTTTTAGTTTTATTCGACATTAGGTTTACCAAACTCCTTGTTCAGTTCTGTCAGACTGTACATCTCTTCAGATATTAAATCAGCTAATTGTTGGTTGTTCATCTCAGCATTTCTGTGATAACTTGCCAAGGTGTTAACTAAACGAACCACGGCTTGTTGCTGGGCTTTAGGTAGTTCGTCAAAACGGTGTAGTTTGTGCCAATCTAATTCAGTTTGTGGTTTTTCCATTGTCTTTGTCCTCATTAAGTAGTTGTTTTTTAAGTTCATTGTGTTCTTTTCTAAGTTGGTCAATATCAATACCTACTTCTTTATCCGTCTCTAACCTAACAAAATCGTGTTGTGTTGAATTAAGTTGTTGGTGCAACTTAAAATATAAATCATGCCAAGCCGAAATTCTTTGACAGGCTATGGCATATTCCCCAAGGCCATGTAAATTTTTAGTAAGTTTTTCGAATTTTTCATCACTAGCGCTCATCAATGCACCTCCTTCTTTGTTGATTTATTGTTAGGTAAATCTTTAAAGTCAAGTATGCTAATTTTAAGTTCACTAATTGACTCCTGATCTTTATATAAACCACCTAAACTTTTATTGGATACTTTTTCAGCAAATTCCATAGCCTGGACTACACTTCCTTTATCAAGATACTCCAGTTTAGTTTGGAGACTAAAACTTAATAGCACGGCTTCATAGTGGTGAATAATACCCATTAAACCCAATATCTCGGCTCTTTCCTCTGCTAACTGATGTCTTAGTTCGTCTATTAAGCCCATGACTTCTTCTTCCATTACTTTATCCATTAGTCCCTCTCGTAGTTTTGTAAAAATGTTTTTAACTCATTGGCAGACAAATTAAGTTCCTTGCACATTTTTTCGTTGTAGAGCCTTAACATCACCGATACCATTTCTCCTGCCGTACGGTGTTCGTAGTTTGCCATTTCGTTTACCTTATCCATAGTATTTTTACGAATCGCCATTGTAGTCCATTTTGTAACTTCCTTTTCTTGGTTCATTAACCCTCCTGTGGGTAACATTGATTTTCTTGCAATTGGTCAAGGGCGTACTGGGTAGCTTCTTGCTCAGACATGCCCATGTCTAGTCCTTCTTCGTACTTGTGTTCTAAATACTGTGTGTTGCTATCGTTACTCATCATTCTTCCCCTAAGTTTTTATCTAATGATGTGTCAGTTGTTATATGCACAGAAGTCCAAAAACTACGTCCGTTATATCTTGATTTTGGATAATCTACTGTTGAAATATTTTCTGGACATTTTTCTAACCATTGTTCGAATGATATAATTCTGCACTCGCAGTCTAATTCGTAATCACTCATCATTCACCTCCTCTATTGTAACGTCATCGTATCCATCATCTTTCCCAAAACATGCTTCTAGTGCTAGTATTTTTCCTTTCCACTCATCAGATAATCTTGTAGCATTTTCTAATGTTAGATAATAGTCGTTTACTTCTACACCACCCGCCCATACTGTGTATTTTTTACTCATCATTCACCTCCTCTCCCGTACCAATATATCTTCTGCGTTTTCTCAGTTACATATTTAGACGTGGATTTTCTAGTTAAAGATTCAAGGAAAGCCTCGCCCTCTACCTCACTCATATCAATAGTAATAACAAGCTGATCATGTGCGCTGTTATATATAACCTCTGTGTTATCCTCGTACGTATGATTTTCTAGACTCTTAATAGTAGTGTGTAAATCTGATACCGTATCTTCTGCTTGTTCTAACTCCTTGTTATGCTCTGCCTCCTCTTGGTCTTGTTCATTCATATGATTATCTAAGTCTTGCACTACGCTATCACCTGTTAGTTGTTGCCATTCATCATTATCCATTTTCCTTGGTTCCTGGACTCTCGTCCGGTGGTTAAACGTAGACGTATTTGTCTACTAGGATTTATAATAAACAATATAGAGGTATATGGCAAGTATTTTATTTGATTGGTATTTGAAGAGAGGGCCACCAGGAAAAAAACTGATGAGGTAGTTCAACCTTGATAGCCCTCATTACTTAACAACTTAAGAGGTTCTTCCAATGAAAAAGAACTTCAGGGCAAAATTACCATAAAAACCTTATACATACTACCTTTTTGTTACTTGACAGGTTAGAAAGAGCTTATTTATAATAGATTAAGAAGAATAAAAAAAATAAGTGGTTGATATTGAACAAGGACTATCAAAAACAGGAAGTTACGCCTCGCTCTAAATCTATAGATAAATCAATGGATCTTAACAACGACTTTTTAGCCACTTGGGACGTAGAGATGGCCGGTAGGCGCAGTTTCTATCTAAGGGACAATGAAGTGCCTTGTTTATTGGTTAACTACTCTAGAAAGGGTACTCATTCGTTTAGTTACGATTATCGCAAAGGAAAGGTACATAAGTCTAAGGTCTTTGGTTATTTTCCGAGTATGACGGTAGAAAAAGCACGGCTCAGGGCCATTGAAATTAATAAAGAATGTATCCAGGGTGATAAAAATTACGATGATTTGTTTGAAATTCACCGTTTGCCAAGTTACTTGTATTTTTTGATGACGGAAAATGGGGAAATAAAAATAGGTCATTCAACCGATGTGTGGAACAGGATTAATTCTTTAGTAGCCACGCAACAAGGTGTGGTGCTGTTAGGGCTAAGAAAAGAGTCAAAATATATCAATGAGGCTAAATTACATTACATTTATCGTGCCTTTCGTATCAAAGGTGGTGAATATTTTAAGAAAAATGCTTATTTATTGGAGTTAATTAGTCGTTTTTGCATTTATAGGGAGTCAGATGTGCAAGTTTCACGGCTCATGGGTCAACATAATGAGCAAATATATCAATAATTCCTTGTTTTCTACTATGCACCTCCTTAGAGATTGTTTTTTTTTTAATAGAGTGAAGAATAGACAGATATTTTAGGAAACTAGGAAAAATACTATAAGAATAGGGTTTCAAGGATTTACAACTAGGAATATTTTAGGACAGATTCCTAAAAACTAGGAATAAACAGCAAATAAGACAAAAAACCGACTTAAACAATAGATATTTTATTTATTTTTTTATGTTTCTAAGGGAGTGCTTAGTAGTTTTTGTATAAAAAGTTGCTATTTAACGTTAATTTTATATAATTTGCTTATGGGATCACATAAATCTGTAACTTTAAGGACTGAAAAAGACTTAACTTCTAAGCAAAAGAAGTTTTTATCTTTGTTGGTTAAGAATTGGGGTACGATTACTCAAACTAAAGCTGCTCAAAAAGCTGGATATGGGAAGAATGAGAGGTCGGCAGCAGTAATGGCCAGTAAAATGTTAGATCCAAATGCAAATCCACATATTGCTAGAACCTTAGAAAATATGTTGGCTAAAGAATCTGAAAAATATGAAAAAGATAAATTAGCCAGGTATAAAACTTTTGAAAGGTTAAGAGATGGCGCAGAAGATAAAGG